GGCGTTCCAGCTGGCCTCGGCGGAGGGGCGCATCCTGCTCGAGATCAACGAGGCCCTGCGGCGGATGGCGCGTGGCGAGTACGGCGTGTGCGAGCTCCATGGTGTTGGCCATCACGCTCCTAGCAAAACCGGGGTCTAAACCATACCGGTGTTCGAAGAAAATTTCGGTTTCTTCGGTGGGAACGTGATTAGTGGTGGCGTGGATTTGGTAAATGTATTCCTTATTCCAAGAAGCTTTCATCTTTTTATTTTGATTTTCCGGCACTAAAGCCTTACACTTCTTAATATACACGTCAAATACAGGGATATAAGATGCATCCATTTCCAATCCTTTCAACATGCCAGCCACATCATCGGAAGTCAATTTATTCAAATTGAAACCGACTTTAGGCAAACGCCGCCCAATTTTCGGGCCAAATACGTAACCCCCACGCACTGGCCAGAAAAGAGACGAACAAAATTCAACCTCAAACCAATCTGTCTGCACTTTACATTTACTTTTGAATCCAAGCTTAGCATTCTCCGATACGAGGAATGCTTGTAAAGTTTGCCTCTCCGTGACAGATAGGCCCTTGCGGATGACGACGAGAGAATCGTCACCGTTGACAATCATCTTGTATTCACTTTCTCTAAATCCATATTTTTGCAACAAGAAATCAAGTTTTACACCATTAACGAAGGTGTTAGAGAAGCTCGTGTCCGCACTGCCGCTAGTCATGGTTCTCTCAACCTTGTAGCGAAAGTGCTTTGAAGCCCCTTTCTTGACATATTTCTTGCTTTCAACGAAACGCGGCAACGGGTAATTGTCAATACCGGTTGCAACTTTTAGAATGCCGGAACATTCAAAAGCGCCACGATGTTGATGGGCGTCATACCGGCTCTCATCTAATTCCACAATAGTGGTTTCACAATCAGAGTCAAATTGTTTACGCCATTCACCAACCTCTTCGGCAGTATGTCCACTGCCGTAGGCTATGCGCTCGCCCAGATTCCATTCTTCACCTAATATTTTGGAGGCATGCCAGATGAACGGCCCGTAACACACGTTCGCTTCATTCGAACTACCTTGGATGGCTCTAGGGTCGAAGTCCTCAACTTCTACCCCACCTTTCATGGTAAGTTCGCGTTTCACGAACATCTTGTGTTTCAGGTCGATGGCTTCAAGCCCGTCACATTTGACACGACAATACGCGTCTAGGTGTAGCTGCTTTTGGGAATCGGGAAATTTCTCGTTCCATTTGACGAAAAGCTCATCATAATTACCAGTCACTTGCGGCATATTTTTGGTAATTTTACGGGCATGTTGATGGACAAGACTCCACGCCTCTGAGTCTTCAGGTAGAGTATCAACTAATGCCCGATTACGCAATGCTCTTTCTTCATTGGTCTTCGAAGCGACGGGAACGAGTGGGATGTAGTTAGAAAATGTAACACAATTCGGATAAAATTGACTATTCAAATCTTTGGTTTCTGGGCAATCAGAATTGGGTTTGATGCTAGCACCATCGGCAAGTCTCTTGAGAGGCATTCCTGATTCGTAACCAGGTAGCCCCTCGGGCCAATGTTTAGCTGCATCAAAGCTGTCAGATGGCACTGAAATTCGTTCACTGTTATAGGATGTGACGGTTTCAGGCTCCTCATCAAGCTCCTCCACAAAAGTAGCCCATCCACAACAACCAACTGGCTGAAGGGACATGGCACTCGATAAAGCGGAGTACATTCTGAGATGCACGGGGCGGCAAAGATTATTGAAAGCTGCGATCTCATCTCCAAGAGAAAAGATAAAAGCCAGGGACGAACCGTAAGTTGCGCACAAGATTTTCATGTCTAATGGCATGTCAATCTTTTTGAGAAGATTTTTCATCTTATCAATACACAACCTAAGGGTCGTTTTGTCACGGGGGCGCCCAACCATTTCCAAAGCGACTTGCTTTACAAGATCCTTTGGAACCAAGACAGTGCGAGATTTCTGACGATAAACCAACGTATAACTTCCAACACTAAAGAAAGATGAATCTTTAAGTTGAAGGAATCCAAGCGTTGGACGGAAGTCAGCCATGTCACCATAAGTAGTGACACCTCCCACATGCCCGTAGTGGTCTTTGCGGCTCAAGCTCTCAATTAAGCTCAATGACCGTAGGTGGTCAGCCGCAAGGCCACAATTGGCCGTTGTGAACCGGTATATCCAGCTGTCTCCAACTGGGTATCCGTCCCAAGCAATTGCCTTTCCATCATTCTCATGATAGTTACGACGAAGCCAGGTGCACGGGTTATGACGGTAACCTACGCAATTGCCGCGGACGTTCATGGACACTAAAAGTTCCCCTTTAGCATCAACATCCACGCTGTATTGCGATTCGAAATTGGTACCGTCAAAGTGCTTGCCTCCGTACATATCATCAAAACGATGGACGACAGCGAACAAAAATCCCTTGTTGCTACGGTGCACCAATTCAAGAATTTGATTTGGTGTAAGGTAGTACAAGGAATGAACAGACAAATAAACATCCGGACGAAATTGGCAGTCATGAGCAGTCTTGGTGCAGTAATTCGCGTCAGGGAGATAAAACTCCTTTTTTCGTCTCACAGCATCGCTACTACTCAACAGAGGATTGCACGAATGAATGTTTTTCCTACCGGCGGAACAATGTCTGTTAGCATTACCGCCAATATCGGTAATGTTCACAGACTTGCCAAACAAACGCGTAATATCTCTGTACGCAAGCTCTTCACAGATCGCCCTCTCGGTCGCACCTATTGGGTGCGAGTGGTGAAGTTCGTTGCCAAATTCGAACTTCCAACCACTGAAGGTTTTCTGCAAAACATCCAAAACTCCCGGGGTCACACCATGACCCCGACTGAAGTAATTATTCGAAATTATCTTCAGTTCGTCTTGAACGACTCCCTTATCGGGAGATTTTACGTTGGTTTCTTTAACACTACGGCCGACCGGGGCAGTAGGTTTCATCACACGAAAGCGAATGGTGTATTCACAACAAC